CCGCTGTACTTTCTGATCACCACAGCCGGCAGGGAGAAAACCTCCATCTGCTATGAAATACACTGCAAAGCCAAAGCCATCATGGACGGCTCAAAGGTCGACCCTTCGTTTTACCCCGCCGTCTTTGGCTACGAGGAGGGGGACGATTGGGAGGACGAGGCCGTGTGGCTGCGCGTAAACCCCTCCATCGGCGTCACGATCCCCTTTGAAACGGTGAAGGCCGCCTACGAACAGGCAAAGCAGAACCCCGCCGAAGAGATGCACTTCCGGCAGTTTCGTTTGAATGAATGGTGCAATTCTGGCATCCGCTGGATGCCAGCCGATAAATGGGATGCCTGCGGGCAACGTGACGTTGCATCCAAAGGCGCCGCGGCGCAGGACGAGGAGTTTTTCGATTACAGCAGCCTTGAAGGGCGGGACTGCTTCTGCGGTTTGGATTTATCATCCACAGGCGATCTGACCTCGCTGGTGCTGGTGTTCCCCCCGGAGGACGATGACAAACGGTACACGGTGCTGCCGTACTTTTGGCTGCCGGAGGAAGTGATCGACTTCCGCACCCGGCGTGACCATGTCCCCTACGCCGTATGGAAACAGATGGGCGTATTCAATACGACAGAGGGCAATGTGGTGGATTATGATTACATCGTGGCCTTTATAGAAAAACTCTCCCAGCGTTTCCGTATCCGGGAGATTGCCTATGACCGTTACGGCGCGGAAAAAATTCGGCGCGATTTGGAGGAACTCGGCGCTGAGAACGGTTTTACGGTTTTCCCGTTCGGGCAAGGCTATATCTCCATGTCCCCGCCGTCTAAGGATTTTTACCAGTTTGTGATGCAGGGGAAAATCCGGCACGGCAAGCATCCTGTCCTTGATTGGAACATGGCAAACCTCATCGTGGAAACCGACGCCGCCGGGAACATCAAGCCCAGCAAAAAGAAATCCACCGAGAAGATCGACGGTGCTGTCGCTATGGTGATGGGCTTTGCACGGGCCGCCATCGGCGGTGGGATACAGATGTCGATTTATGATCAGAGGGAGGGGCTGATGGTACTGTAGGCTCAAAGTTTAGGAAACAGCTTTTTACGGATGGGTTTGAGGTAGATTTTACGGAAGTTTTTATGGGTGTCAAAAAACACCACCTCAGACTGGCTCCATGCGTTTCTTTCGGCCTTTAATGCCAATAATTCGAGGGTGCATAGCAAATCGGCGGCTTGGAACAGCTTGTAATCCGCAGGCTGTACTTTCCTAAATTCCACATTGTTCAGCACGGCATTAAACAGCGCCACCAAAATGCTGGTCAACTCCATCTGACCGTTGTCGTAATAAATGATAACCCGGTCGTACTGTTGAAAAAAAGGAAGATTGGCGAAGAGGAACGCCGACAGTTTCTTTGACAGCGCGGCGTTCAACGCCAATGCGTCCGGCATATTCTTCTTTTCAACAATCAAAGGCTGATATGTAATATTCGATGTCCGCACGAAGTGGAACAGTTTATGGAAAATGCTGCGCCGCTCCTCTACATACATATTGCGGTATTCGCTCTCGCGGCGGATCAGCGGCCCGGCATGGACGGTACGGGTGGGAATATTGAAGGGCGCGACGGCGGCGTTCAGCTTGTTTACGCTGTCACCGATTTCTACATCCTGATCGTGGAACAGAAGCGTCACAATGTAATACGGAGATTGGGTCTGATACTTCCCAAAATCGCCGGACTCGTCCACAAATACACTGAGGTTCCGCATATTCCCTCCGCTTTCAAAACGTAAAAAAGGCGGGGAATGCCCCCGCCATCGGGTGGGCCCGGGCCTTTCGGCCAGCCCAAGCAGTAATAAAAATCACTGCCATGTTGAGTACATTATAACCTTTGAAATCACTTTTGTCAATTGCCAAATTTTCATTTTTATGAGGAGGTCTCGATGCCATGTCCATACTAACCCGGCTTTTCCGCTCCCGCGACAAACCCAGCAACACCCTCCCCGGCAGCGCGTTTTCTTTCCTGTTCGGCGGCTCCACGGCTGGCAAAATTGTTAATGAACGCACAGCCATGCAGACCACGGCGGTATACGCCTGTGTCCGAATACTGGCAGAGACCGTTGCCAGTCTCCCGCTCCACACCTACAAATACACGGCGATGGGCAAGGAGAAGGCGATCAATCACTCATTATATAGTCTGCTCCACGATTCACCAAACCCGGACATGACCAGCTTCGTCTTTAGAGAAACCCTTATGTCGCACCTTCTCGTTTACGGCAACGCTTACGCGCAGATCGTCCGGGACGGCAGCGGGCGCGTCATGGGGCTGTATCCGCTGATGCCCGACCAAATGCGCGTGGATCGAACGCCGGGGGGCGTTCTTTTTTATGAGTATCGCAAGGACACAGGATATACCATCCTCCGGCCAGACCAAGTTTTACACATCCCCGGCCTCGGCTTCGACGGGCTTGTCGGGTACAGTCCCATCGCTATGGCGAAGAATGCCATCGGGATTGCAATGGCCACCGAGGAATACGGCGCGTCATTCTTCGCCAACGGAGCCAACCCCGGCGGTGTGCTGGAGCATCCCGGCGTGGTAAAAGAACCCGGCAAGCTGCGGGATAGCTGGAACGAACTCTACAGAGGCAGTAACAACGCCTCCCGCGTGGCCGTGCTGGAGGAGGGCATGAAGTTTCACCAAATCGCCATCCCCCCGGAACAGGCACAGTTTTTACAAACCCGCAAATACCAGCTAAACGAGATCGCCCGGATATTCCGTATCCCGCCGCACATGATCGGCGATTTGGAGAAATCGTCCTTCAGCAATATTGAGCAGCAGTCATTGGAATATGTGAAATATACCCTCGACCCGTGGGTGGTGCGCTGGGAACAGGCCATGCAGCAAGCCCTGCTGCTGCCTTCGGAAAAGCGGGATTATTTCGTCAAATTCAATGTGAACGGCCTGTTGCGCGGGGACTACAAGAGCCGGATGGAGGGTTATTCCACCGGGCGGCAGAACGGCTGGCTGTCGGCAAACGACATCCGGGAGATGGAGGATATGGATAAAATCCCGGCAGACGAGGGGGGTGACCTCTATCTCGTCAACGGAAATATGATCCCGTTGACCGGGACGAACAAAAAGGAGGAATCGAATTGAGGAAATTTTGGAATTGGGTGAAAAATGAGGGTGAGCGCACCCTCTATCTCAACGGCCCCATCGCGGAGGAAACGTGGTGGGGCGATGAGGTGACGCCGCGGCTGTTCAAGGACGAACTGGAGGACGGCTCCGGGCCGGTGACCGTTTGGATCAATTCACCGGGCGGGGATGTGTTCGCCGCCGCGCAAATCTACAATATGCTGATGGATTATACCGGGGCGGTCACCGTCAAGATAGACGGCCTCGCCGCCAGCGCAGCTTCGGTGATCGCTATGGCCGGGGGCGAGGTGCTGGTTTCCCCGGTCAGTATGATGATGGTTCACAACCCCAGCACAATGGCATGGGGTGATTCGGAAGAGATGCTCCGGGCAAAGGCTCTGCTGGATGAGGTGAAACAATCCATCATCAACGCCTACGAGTTAAAGACCGGGCTTCCCCGCGATCAGCTTGCAGCGATGATGGATGCCGAAACGTGGATGAACGCGAACAAGGCCGTGGAATTAGGCTTTGCTGATAATTTCATGTTCACCGGCGGCGGCGAGTCGCCGCTCCCGATGGCGGCTGATGCCGCAGGACGGGGGATGGTATTCAGCCGAGCGGCGGTCACAAACTCCCTGCTGGGGAAGCTGCCGAAGCCGCAAGCTACCGATCCCCCGGCACCCGCGAAACCCACAAAAAACACCTTCAAGTCGCTGAATGAGCGGCTTAATTTATTATCTGGAGGAATTGTAAATGTCTAAGTTACTGGAACTGATCGAAAACCGCAACAAAACCATCGCCGCGGCCCGCGCCTTTTTGGAGGCGCACTGCCAAGAGGACGGCGCGCTGCCCGCAGAGCATGAGGCTCCTTACGAAAAGATGGAGGCCGACATTCTCGCGCTCAACCGGGGCATTGAGCGGGAAAGCCGTCTCTCCGCTATCGAACGCTAAAGCCGAACTAAACGGCATGGAGCGCGAACTGGAGGACAACAACAAAGAACTGGAAAAGGCCGAGAAGGGCATGGCCGGAGCCGGGAAAGAAACCGACCAGTTTGGCAAATCCGTCGATGAGGCCGGGAAGGAAATGGGGGACGCCGGTAAGGAGACCGGCAAATTCGGCAAGGAGGTCGACAGCGCAAGGGAGAAAACCTCCATCTTTGGGGATGTGCTGAAGGCCAGCCTCGCCGCCGACGCGATCAAAACCGGGTTGAAGTCGCTCGTCAACGGCATCAAAGAGGTCGGAGCCGCCGTCAAGGGTTATATATCCGATGGCATGAGTATGGCGAATGCCTCCGCTGAAAACCAAATGAAGCTGGCCACCGTCATGCGGAACACAATGGACGCCTCGGACGATCAGATCGCCAGTATAGTCGAACTCACCAAATCCCATGAACGGCTGGGCGTTGTTTCCCAAACCACACAGCTTGGCGGGGCGCAAGAACTCGGTACATACGTCACCAAGACCGAAACGCTCAAGGGCCTAATTCCTGTCATGAATGACATGGTGGCCCAGCAGTATGGCGTGAATGCCTCACAGGAGAACGCTGTCAATATCGCCACCATGCTCGGAAAGGTGATGAACGGGCAAGTCGGGGCGTTGTCCCGGTACGGTTACTCCTTCGATGCGGCACAGGAGAAAATCCTCAAATTCGGAAACGAAGAGGAGCGGGCCGCTGTGCTTGCCGAGGTTGTTTCCGAATCGGTCGGCGGGATGAACGAAGCCCTCGGCCAGACCGACGCCGGGAAAATGGTGCGTGTCAACGCCGTCATGAGCGAAACCAAGCAGACGGTGGGCCAGCTTGCCAATGAAATGAAAGCGCAGATCATGGGGCAGATGTTGCCGTCTATTGCCGGAGGTGGTCAATTCGGGGGCGGATATGGTGGACAATATATCCGATGGTGTGCAGAACAACAATTCCCTCAATGACGCCACCGTGCGGATGATTGGGGAAGCCGCAAAGACCGCCGAAACCTCTGTCCGCAACGGCGGGTTTGACAGCATTGGCAAGAGCATCGTGGACGGCGTGTATCAAGGCTTCTCTGCGAGGGAGCAATGGTTCAGAACGCAGATTAGCAGCTTCTTCAAGAAAATCGTCAATGATGTGAAGTCCGAATTGGGCATCCGTTCGCCGTCTTTGGTGTTCGCCGGGATCGGCTCCAACATGGCGCAGGGGCTGGGGGTAGGGTTTGAAAAGCAGATGAACAAGGTGTCGAAGGATATGCGGGACGCCATCCCCACCGAATTTGACGATCCGACCGCGAACATAAAAGCGGCCCCCCGGCCCGGAGCCGCTGGCCGGGGCAAGGAGGGCGGCACGGTGATCCATCAAAAGGTTTCCATTACCTCGCCAAAGGCTCTGTCCGAACGGGAAGCGGCGCGGGAGTTTCACAAATTGAGCAGACGGCTGGCAATTGAAAATGCTTAGATGGGTTGCTCGTCATCTTTTAATGCTTTACGCACCGCAGTATTAATGTTATCAAAGGTCTCTTTGAATTTATGGTTCAACTCAACTATAACAGAGCCATCGTCAAGATCAGTAATGGCCGCTTTGTGGGTTTTAAGATAATCATAGATGACCGTCAATAGATTCATTACATTGTTATATCTGGGGTGCGAAATGATCCTTTTTGTCCTTATCACTTCTATGTTTGATGACAGGACATCCTTTGCAATATTGACTATAGGGGCTAAATCCGCTATTGTCTTTTGGAAGTAATAGCTTGCTTGAATGTAATGGTAGTGAATAATACCCTGTGGCACAGCATTCGGCGGCTCTTGCGTCGCTAGCGGCTCTTGCGCTGCTGGCGGTTCTTGCGTCGCTGGCGGCTCTTGCGCTGCTGGCGGCTCTTGCGCTACTTGTGCCACTTGCTTTTCGTTGTGTGCTACAGCCTCTTTAAGCATCCAATAGTAGGATTCTGACATGAGAATGTAATACTCTATTTCATTATCAAAAGCATCGACAAACTCTCGAGGATTCATTCGATCCGAGCCGGGTCTGCTTTCTTTATACTTTTCATAGCCCCAAACACCAACTGGTATGAGGACAAGCAAAATACTTAATATTGTAAGAATAATCCAAAAGCATTTTTGGTTGGCAATATCAACGAAGATGTTGGGTAAAGCTGCTCCAAGAAACACAAGGGCAATTTCCCCAAGCAACGATAGCTGAATGATTTTGCCATCACTCAGCTTTTGCTTAATCTCTTCGACATCCTTTTTTAGGGAGAAAAACTGCCAATCAATTGCAGTAAATTTCTTCATGTTAATCCCGCACTTTCAAGACTGTGGCTAATATGGTGGAGGGAGAGGTTTGTCACCTGCTTTCACTTTCGACAATATTTTACCTGCCTCTTGCCTTTCATCAACCGAAACGTTTGTGCTAATTTCGTGTATGCTCAACATACTCTTTTGCCAATATATTAGGGCGTTAGAGCAAAGGCGTTCAGGTGCGCTGCCCGGTTCTAATTCTTTGCGAATATCTTGATAGAGCATATTAAGCAACGATGATATATATGATTTATCTTCCGGCGGACACTTCAAAAGCAAACTGATGATATAGCTATAGGCTTTCCCATATGCCTGTTTGTTATAACACCATTGTTTCGCTTTTGACCCCTTTATTCTTCTTGGTTCAACCATGCGAAGGATAGCAGTTTTTTTAAAGGAGCCACATTTTTTAGCGATAAAGTCTCTTCCGCACTTGAAATACTCTTTGCTTGAATATCCCTCTTTATTTGCCAGTTTGCCGTGGCGTTTTCCTATGTATATTATGGCTTTTCTTAAGGCTCCGTTACTTGAACCAGCAACGTCTGATGTAATCTTCACATATTGCGCCATTACAAATCCTCCGGCCTCTCTAAATTGTTATTCGCTGATTGTATCACAGCTTGTCCGCAAAAACAAGCTGTTCCTGTTCACATTCTACAAAAAAGGAGGAATTTCCCCATGACCATCACCTACACCAACGCCGCTGGCGAGAGCCTAACCCTGCGCCAGCGGCGGCCCTACTTCCTCCAGCGGCTGGACGGCACCGGCAACGTGCGGAACGCCGTCACCACCTTCAAGGCACCGAATCAAGACGGTGCTTTTTTCATATCCGGCTCCCTTGAGATGCGGAACATTCTGCTGGAGGGGACAATCATTGGAGATACGGTAGACCAAACCCATGAGGCCCGGAAACGGCTCCTCCGGGTGTTCAGCCCGAAACAAAAAGGGATGCTGACCTACCGGGGGGCGCAAATCCCCTGTATTGTGGAAGAGGCTGGGTTTGTGGCAACCGAAAGCGCACGGTCTCCGGCGTTCTTCATATCGCTGCTCTGCCCTTCGCCGTTCTTCGAGGCGTTGGATGAACTGCGGGTGGAATTGGCGTCATGGGTTAATATGTTCAGCTTTTCGCTGGAAATCCCGGAGGGCGGCATCGAGTTTGGCCTTCGGCAGCCGAGCCAAATCATCACCATCGACAACCCCGGTGATGTACCCTGCGGCTGCACCATTTCCTTCATCGCGCTGGGGACGCTTACCAACCCGGAACTGATGAGCGTGGATACCGGCGAGATCTTCCGGCTGCTCAAAACTATGACCAGCGGTGAAAAATTGCGCGTACACACACACTTCGCCGGGAAACGGGTGGTGCAGATCGTGGGCAATACCGAATCAAACGCCTTTGCCTTCATGGATACGGCGTCCACCTTCTTTCAACTTGCGCCGGGCCGGAACACGCTGCGGTATAACGCCGCCACAAACATGGAACTGCTGGAAGTGAGTGTTTTCTACCGTCCGCAGTATTTGGGGGCGTAAACAATTGATAATTAGGGGGACGGACGATGGAACTCTTTGTTTTTGGGGCAAATAGGGCTTTGATGGGCATCGTGGAGTCCTACGAATACCTCCGTTGGACGCGCCGGTATTCCCGCTGCGGTTCGTTTGAACTGATCGCCATCGCCACGCCGGAGAACTTGTCTTTGCTCAAGGAGGGCAGTATCCTCCAAAAGCCCGGTGATGATGAGGCTGGGATTATTGAGCGCGTCGAATTAACACAAACCGACCGGGAGATCATCGCGGCCAGCGGGCGGTTCGCCACAAGGCAAATGCGGCTTCTCCGATCCGGCTGCCGTGTGGGTGGCCTTCGAGACGCATCGGTTCGCTGATGACCTTTACCAAAAGCTGGCGGGGGTCATGAAATAGGCATATACTCCTCCGCGACCCATTTCCTCCAGTTTTTTTGACTTGAAGCATGGGAGCCGGCACGGTATCATATCCAATAAGCCCAACATACGGAACAACGACCATTTTTATGGGCGGTTCGCAAGAGCCGCCCTCCTGTTTTCATATTAGAGGTAACCGCTATGACAGATATACAAAAAAAGAATATAGAGGCATTGCGGTTGCAGGGCTTGGGATCCCGATCCACTGCACTCCAGCGTAACACCACCCGGTCGATCCGGGGATTAACGCCATCCGCTGTGGATATGGTCAAGGTCAGCGGATCGGTGTTTTCGTAGCAGTAGCCGTCGATCCACGCGCTGCCAGCCTGTACGGTGAGGTTCATGCCGCTGGCGGCGGCCACCTTGAGATTGTCGGCGGTCTTGGAAAAGATGCCGTTACTCACCAGTTTGCTAAAATACCCGGCGAAGTCGGCGGCATTGTATACCCGGTCACCGCCCGACGAATTGAAAAACCCATATTTTTCTGCCATGTTGATACCCTCCTATGCTCTCGCGTATGAAACGGAAATCATGTAATACCCAGCGGGAAGCGTTGTGCCGGACGCGGCGTTTTTCAAAACCCCGTTTGACTCAATGGTAATCGGGACGGAATTTACATATGTTGGAACAGGGACAAGGACACTTCGCACGGTTGTATATGGTCTGAAATTGGTATTTGTGATGGTCAGAATTGTCGCTCCCGGCCCGACCGTGGCCGTCAATTGGATTTGAAAGCCAAGCACAACAACACCTTTGTTTGTATAGGAATTGTTTGTCCCTGCTAAATTGACTCCGCTGCCCCATGTGATGGTAATGGCTGTGTCAGCCTCCTGTGCCACTTTTGAGGTGGTGATGGTGCTGTTTGCCATCTTCGCGGCGGTCACCGTTGTATTGGCAATCTTCGCCGCTGTCACCGCAAGGTCGGCGATGTTGGCTGTGGCGATCTCGCTGCCGTCCCCGAAGGCCGGGATTCTGTACCACGCTGTCCATGAGGAGGCAGACGAGGCCGTGCGCGTCCATACATCATTCGGGCTGTTCCGCTTGGTGAGGATTTGCCGGACGGCAGCGTTGCTGTAATACCGCTGGACGATGAGGTGAGGCGTGTTTCCCGATCCTGTCCATGTCCCCGTTGGAAAGTTGGTGGCGGTCGTGATGTTGTACAGGGTATATTCGCCAGCGGTCATGTAATCATTAAGGTTCACAGTCCCAGCGGCGTCTTGGTAAGTAT